AAGTATCGGGGTCATAGTGGCAGGGTGCGACCGTTCAGCCATGATGCCCACCCTACGGGCTTGGCGCCCCATTTGACCCGGGGAGTGTGTATCGACGTTTTCCCGACTAGGCCCTGGGTGGGCAGGTCTGATCCCCAGATTTCGCCCTCACCATTAGACAGGGCGACGTGACCATATTTGCCGATTTGCCAATACACCACGGCACCTTTGGGCGGGTTGTTATCCCAGGCGTGTTTGTGGCGGGCCGGCACTGCCGCCCAATAGGTGTCCGCGTCCGCGTACATCCCGGGCAGTCCCCAGGCGGTGCGAACAGCCCGCAGGCATAGCCCGCCATAGCCGCGGGTGCGTAGAGCGGCGTTGCGTCGAAACCATCCGATGGCGCCGCGTCGGGTCCTCATTACAGGACCGCGATTATTTGATAAGCGCCACCGATGCTTGCGACGCCGATGTTTGCCACTCGGATAGTGACCGAGGCCGCGCTCACGGCCGACACCATACACACCGCAAGGCCGCCCGTGTTGGCCGTAGCCACGACCCTCGGAGCTGAGGCAAAATAGGACGCCGGAAAGGTGATCGTCTGCGTGGCGTCATTGCCGGGCGCGACCGTTCCGACTGTGCCAGTGGTGGCGTAAATGAAGGGGAGGGCGCCGTCGATGGCGTCGCCCAACGCGCGGATGGCTGAGGCGCCATCTGCCACGCGGTCGGTGTTGTCTGGCGTTGGCCAGCCATGCTCGGGTGTAGTTGCCATTTGTCCTTATCCTGTCCAGTCAGCCCACGCGGTCACGGGGATGTTGTCGTAAAAGTAGTTCGCCGGGGTGTCTGTCCAACGGTCAAAACCTTCCGCGCCGTTGATCAGTTCGCCCACATTATTCCAGGTGAACCCTGTATCCACGTTATTCCACAGGATGCCCACGTCCACGTCGTCCCAGATGGTGCCGCGGCCCCAATAACGCCCGTCCACTAGTTCCAGTTCGATCTGCCATTGTGACTGCGTGGCCCAGGTTTCCCGGTAGGACGTGATCACGGCGAAAAGAAAGTTTGGCACCGGCTGGGGCAAGCCCGTGATGAAGCAAACATCCCCAATGATGATTTCGGTCAATAGGTCCGGCCTGAGGCGCTGGTCGATAGTGACCGTGGGCAACGTGTCGCCGGGCCGGGAGTTGCGGTAGATGTATTCATTAGCCACGTCTAGGGCGTCGCCGGCGTCGTCCAGTTCGGAGTCAAAATCTGCCCCGTAGTAGCCGAAAAAGGACTGGCTATCGGGGCTCACGGCGCTAACCGTTGTGCGCTCCACGCCGTCAATGCGCGTGCCGTAGCCCACTGTTATGTCGTTGACCAGGGTTTCCGTGGTCGCTGTGACCACTAGTGAGTCCTCGACGCTGGCCGGGGTCAGGGCAAAGTCCGCGCCGACGTCCACCGCGTGGAAACGGTCCAGGTAGCGGATCGTTCCATCCGGTGAGTCCGTGAGTAATCCGAGGCCGGACGTGGCGTAGAGCCGGGCAAGGTCGCCGGCTGGCTGGCGGTCCACGTCACGGGCTAACACTGTGACGCCCCCCGGGTCGGCGCTGTATGGGGTGCCAGTTTGTTCCTCAGCTAGTGCCAGGATGCGGGCTAGGCGGTCCCCATCCGTTTCGGCTGGCCACGCCTCGTCCCCAATGTAAATACGGTTCAGGATGGCCAGGGGCCCGGACGCGGCGATGGTGGTGATGGAGCGGGTGACGCCTTCCCAGTCAACGCGCCGGGAGTAAACGCGGCCCGTGAAACGGGGGACGTAGCCGAGGCCGGTTTCGATGCTGTAAAGGTTGATGCGGTCGCCCGGTTTGATCTCGTCCTCGGTGGGCAGGTTCACGACCTGGAACGTACAGCTGGACGGGTCGCCGGATTGTTGGCCAACGCCGTACGGGCCCCCCATTTGTATCTCGACATTGCGTAAAACGATGCTGTTAGGGATTTGTACATCGTTGACGGCGAGGACGAGGAGGGACATTAGCCACCGATCCTTAGGTTCCCGCGGCGTGTGCTGTCGGTGTTCATGGCCCGGCGCACTGCGACACCGGCGGCGGCGGGGTCGATGGTTTGGATGTTTATGACAGTGGAGGGGCCGCGCATGGAACTAGGCGAAATGCCGCCGTACGCGTTGCCTAGGCCGCCAAGGGAGTCGGTAATCGTGCCACCGCCGCCGTTTTGGAAAAAGTTGATCAAGTTGTAAAGGTTTGGCAGTTTCAGAAAAAAGTTGTATTTTTCGTTAAAATCGTAAACCGCTTTTAGTTTGCGGTAAAGGTCGTCTACGTCGTCGGCGGCCTTTCCGGCGTTTGTGGCGAAAGTTTCTAGTTTCGCGCTTAGGTCAGCGATGGCCTTTTGGCCTTCTTCGCTTGCCATGTATTCGGCGAACGTGTCCAGGTAGGGCAGGACTGCGGCCCCAAGGGTTTCCTGGATGTTCTCAAACGCCTCCTGGAGGGTGGCTAGGCCACCTTTTGCGGTCTTTGTGGCGGCCGCGGAGGCGCCGTCGTACTTGTCGCCCAAGATTTTGACCAGGTCCGCGCCCGTTTTTGTTTTGTCATTGACTTTGACCAGTTCGGGGAAAAGTTTGACTAGCGCCGTTTTGTTGCCCGCCTGTGCTTTGGCAACGGCGGCCACGACGGGGTCCAGCTCTTTTCCGGATGCCGTGGCTAGGTCCGTTGAGATCACCAAAAGGTCTTGGGCTGTTTTCAGGTCCCCAGTGGCGTCCAGTAAACGCCCAAGGGCTGGGCGGAGGCTGTCGTCCGTTTGGTCTGTTGCGTAGCCTAGTTGCGTGATCCACTGATTGACGGCATCTTTATTGAGTAAAAACCCGCCTTTTAGCCGTCCAAGGGCCCCGTTTAGTTTGTCGATCTGGTCCTGTTCCTCGATCGCGCCGGCGATGGAGTCTTTTACAAAATCAAACGCCAGTGTGGCCGCTGTGCCAATGGCGGCGAAGGATGCGACGGATTTTAGGCTGAAACTTTTGGTCTTGTTTTTGGCGTCGTCTAGACCTTTTTTTAGTTTCTTTGTGTCCGCGAAAATATTGACGCGCAGATTAGCTGGGCCGGCCATTTGGGTCCCCCTTTACTTTGGCTGTGGCTTTGTCTATTTCCGCGATGTAAGCGGGTAGCCACTGCGATTGAGTCATTACCGCTGCCCGCGAAACCCACGGGTTAGCTCGGATGCCCCGCTTAGGCCAGCCCCAGTGAATCGGCTCGGCGTAGGGCACGACTAGTTTTTTTCCACCGAGCACGCCGGCGCTGGTCTTTGTCACACTTTTGCGGAGTGACTTTTTCAGGGCCCCGGAGCGGACGGGCGCAGTGCGTTTGGCCTCAGCCAAAACGATCTGCGCGGCCTTAGTGCTGGCGTCTTTTAGGTCTTGGACATCTTCGCCGGCCTGTTTTAGTTCGCGTTGGAGTTTGGCTAAGCCCTCGATGCGGAAAGTCACGTCGAGAGGCATGATCTACGGGGCGACGTAAGGCGTGACAGTGACGGCGCCGATGATTTCCCACTCCGCCGTCGTGGTCAGACGTTCCCCGACTACTCCACCGACCTCGATGGCCAGGATCAGGACGTCGCCGGAATACGTCGGGCCGACGGGGTCAGGAGTCCAGGAGAACGGGATGGTGGCCATGTCTTGGTCCCATGAGAGGGCAATAATGCCAGCATCATTGTCGAAATCTTGGATGGCCTCGATGTTCAGGGTGTTGCGGCGGCGGTAGGTGGGTTGGATTTCGGAGCCGTCCAGGACCTCGATGCGGTCGCCGTCGGACTCGTGCGATGGCGTGATGCGGACGTTTGTCGGCTGGGTGGCGTAGGAGTCGCCGTCCAGGGTTAGTTCGCCGGCGCGTACGCGGGAGTCGGTGATCGTCATTTCTAGTTTGACCTTTCCAGGGTGAGGGTTAGAGCTGGGGCACCGTCGCCGGTACTCCCGAGGGTGTAGGTGGATGGTTCGATGCTTGACGGGTCGAGCGCGTCCACCAAAATATCGAGCATGGAGTCCAGTGTGGCTAGTGCGTCAGCGGTTCCAGTGCCACCGGGCGCCACGATATGGATTTGGTGGCGGATGTTGTAGTGGCCCATCGTCAGGCGCTCAATGCTGGGCGGGTCAATAACGACGCATGGCGGGTTGACGCTCATGGGGTCATCGGTGACGCGTAAGCCTAGGGCGTTGATCTCGTTCCACATAGCGCCCATGACCGTCGCGTAGGTTCCCATTACTCCACCTCGATCGGGCCGTCAACGGCTGGCGGGGTGTAGCGCCCGATACGGAGCAGGCGGGCGACCTCGGGATCGGTCCTAGCTGAGATGACGCCACCCATGGAATCGAAACCTGCCGCGCCCAGTGGTGCGTTGCGGCTGGAGTAAAGGCGCCCGGCGAGCATGATCGCGCCGGTTCGGGTCCGGTAGTCCCACACTGTCGCGTCGACGTGTGACAGTGAGTTGACGTAATCCGTGGCCGCGTCCGCCGCGTCCTGGAGCCATGCCGCGTCGGCGGAGTCCTGGAGTCGCAGATAGTTGCGGACATCCTCGCCCGTGACTAACGGCTCGGCCATGGTGATCCTTTCGGGTGGGTGGTGCCGGGACTCTCGGGGGTGGGAGTCCCGGCACCTGGGGGCTACGCGTCGCGCTGGGAGGCCCGGAGCGCGTAGCGGTTTGGGGTGATTACGGCAGGTCCAGCGTTGCGACTGCGAGGCCCGCAGGCTGATTGACGACCGTGGCGCAGTACCCAAACAGTCCGGCGTCGATGCCGCCGTTTGCCACGTTGGCCACGTTGACGCGGAGCGCTGGGGCCAGTTCGTGGAAGGATGCGGCGTTGCGGGTTCCGGCCAGTACGCCGTTTGCGGCAATAAAGTCCGAAACGAAAAGGGACGTATTTCCGAACGATCCGGTGCCGTCCAGTGACAGTGAGCCACCGAGGAAGGCGAGAGCGTCTTGGGTGTTGACTGCGGCCATCGCGGCGTACACCTCGGTCGAGATGCCGATGAACGATGGGGTGCCGATCGGCATAACGGACATCGCGGCCTGAACAATGGCGCCCAGTGGAGTCGCGTTAGTTCCGGTGTCCACGGCTCCGGCCCATAGTTCGTCGTAGCAATATTCGTCTGAAAGGCGGGCGTATGACTCTGCCATCGCGGCCCAGTAGCCCATGACGTAGTCACTAGAGCCAAGGTCGAAGAAGGCGCGGTCGATGTCGTGTGCGCCGGCGAGGCGCTTGACAGGGACCTCGATGGCCTCGGTCGTTGCCGCGTTGGATGCTACGGCTTCCTTGTCGCCGTCGTAGTCAGCGACTACGGGCGCGACGTTCCAGCGCCATCCAGTGACCTTCAGGGATGTGACGGGTGCGCCTGCGGCAACTGCTGGCACGAAACGGCGCTGGTAGTTGACGCCTTCCCAGACGTGGCCCAACCAGGTGTCCGGGTAAACGTCGGCGTTCGCGGTGTAGGTGATATCCGTCAAGGCGG